CTCGGTCTCCTGATTCGCGCCCAGAGTCACGACAGATACCTCATAGAGCTTGAGTTCCCGCAGCTCCCAAATGTTCTCACCGTCACGCATGGCGGGTCCGGACTCGATCTCGTCGTAGGCGAAGGACATCTGGTTGATTCGCCGACCCTTGAGCATCCGGTAAACCTGCCGGGCCTTCGGGTTCTCCAAGTCGAGCTGACCGGTGATCTTCAGGCCGACCGAGTCTTCCTCGGCCTTCACGATGTGCCCAATGTTGTAGTCCGGATCGGACATGTTGTGCCCGAAGAGCAGCGGGATCGGGTTACCCGACTTCTCCCATCGCGAAAGGTCTTTCGCGAACGCCCCAGCTACCACGACGTCGCCGTAGGAGTCCTTGTTGCCGAAGACCGACGCGTAGGCGGTGAACTGGCCCTCTTCGAGTCCGTCATCGGGGCCGGCCTTGAATGCGACCAGTTCAATCGGATGGTTCTTGGTGAGCATCAGTCCTCCTGCGCGTCGTCCGGGGTGTCCGGAGCGGTGTAGTCGTTGCCGGTCGGCGCCATCGGAGGGCCGTCTTCGGCGGGCACCGGGTTCTGGTCACCGTTCTGCGTGACGTTCAACGGACGGATCAGCTCATCGCCGCCGTCGACGGGCGGACGGTTGTCCATCGCTCGGGCTTCGTTGCGGGTCAGCCACGGGGCACCAACGGCCTGGGAGAGCACCGCACCGCGCTGCTCGAACGATCCGGTCAGCTTCTCCCGCAGGTTGAACTCCACGTAGAAGTCGTGCGCCTTCGGCCCCGGCTCAAACTCCGGGATGAGTTGCAGCGCAATCTCATCCTGGATCATCGTCAGCCACGGTCCGAGCGTGTCCTGGTAGAGCATCTTGTGCTGCTCGGTGATGTTCGAGAACGAGGCCTTGTCCAGGATTCCGACCATCGGCGGCGGGATGAAGTACGCCGCCGCCACCTCTTCACGAGTCAGCTTGCGTCCCTCGATGTACTGCAAGTCCTTCGCGGACTGCGCAGCCGACTTGAAGGTCATACCGTCTTCGAGGATCGGTGTTCCGCCGGCCAGCTCGGCCCTGTCACCGGTGTACTGGGTGTGCCATTGCCTCCGGAACGCGGCGCGGGCCTCCGGAGACCAGTTGCCCGAGATCGCCGTCGGTGGCCGCTCGATGTAGCCAGACACCCTGGCCCCGTTGCGCATGATCTGCTCGCGCATCTCAGAGCCGGTCCACTCCTCGCGGAGAGTCCTGCGCAAGGCCTCTAACGGCGAAGTGCCGGTGTCCTCGTCCAGCCCATAGCCGCGGAAGTAGACGATCTCGTTCGCCGGCACAACTCGCCGCTGCTTCGTCCCGGCGATCTCGAACGCCTCCGGCGTGAACCAGTTGTCACCCACCGGTTTGACCATCTTCGGCGGAATGCGCATCACACCGAAGCCGTCGTCTGCCGTCTTCGTCTTCCACCAGTAAGCCACGTCATAGATCGCGAAGTCGTGCACCAGGCCGTTGATCAGCCGGTACCGCGTAGTCCACGGATTCGGCCTCCGGAGCAGCACCGACAGCGGATGGTCCTGCAAACGCTCACGATCAGCCTCGCCCTTGCGTCGATACACCGGCAGTCCGAGCTGCGCGATGTTGCGGGCCAGGAACGTTACGACGGTCCGCACCGACTCCTGGGTGCGCCAAATCTCGCCGTACTCAACCGCCATCGTGCTCGACAGCGTGATCCGCTGCGAAGGCGTTGAGAACGCCGGCCGGCCGGACAGGCCACGAACTGCGCCCGCCGACTGCACGAAACCCATCCGGGTTAGCCGCCGCCCACGATCTGCACGTAGTCGACGTTCGCCCCGTCGATCACGATCTCGCCGTCCGCCGCTGCGGGCTCTGCACCTGGTTCATGGATCATCGCTCCTTGCAGAATCAGTAGCGGGCCTGGTGTTTTCGTCAACACGCCAGACACCGCGCTGCCCGAGATCAGTGACACCAGCACCTTCCGGTTCATGCCGGGATGTCGGCGCATCCTCATACGATCATCAGCCCTTCGCCGTCGTCGTACGCCGATGTAGGCGTCACGTCCTGCGCTGCCAGAGCCCGCGACAGCGCCATAATCAGGGCCACTACGCCGTCGATCTTGTCCCCGGCATTCGCTTTGTCCGGCTTCACATTCCCTGCCGGGTCCATCGCCACCGCGAAGTTGTCCACCATCCACCGCAGCAACGGATTACCGCCATGCCGGACGATCGGCTTCTGCTCAGTTCCGGTGAGGATCAGCCGCTGCAAGTCCTTCGTCGGCGCCGACATCGAGGCGAACCCCTGACCCATCGTGGCCATCGGCGCGCCATCGCTGATCAGGTTGTTCACCAACTGCTGCGCATTCCACCGGTCATAGGCAATCTCCTTGACCAGGAACAGGTCCCGATCCCGACCGATCTGCGCCTCGATGAAGTCGTAGTCCGTCACATTCCCGGGCGTGGTCGTCAACCAGCCCTGCTTCACCCACGTCGACGCGGCCCGCGCCGTGCGCTCATCCAACTTCTCGACGCTGTCCTCCGGCGCCCAACACCGCAGCATCACATCGAACGCCCCCCCATCGGGGAACACCCAGCACAGCGCCGTCAAGTCCGATGTGGAGCCGAGGTCCAGGCCGCCGAAACACTCCCGGCCCTTCAACCGAATCGGATCAACGATTGACGCATTCACATCCCACGGGCCCAGCTCGAGGAACTTGAACTGCTGCTTGGTCCGGATCCCCAAGTGCAGCCGTTGGAACGACGCAAGTTCAGCCGGCGAGTCCTTCGCCTTCGTCGCCGCCGACGCCATGAACCGCTTCGTCGGCGACACCCCATACCCCGGGTTGGCCTTCTTCCAGGTCGCCTCGACGAACGGGTCATCGGACGGCTCGGCCGCGAAGATCACACCGTAGGTGGTCGGGTCTTTCAGCGTCCCGCGAGCCAACTTCTCGATCCGCGTGCGCTTCTCGTCATACGGCGTGTGCCGCCGACCCGCATCCGCAGTCGTGATGAACAAGATCAGCGGCTGGATCCGCGACCCCGTGCCGGTCTCGATCGCCTCGATCAGATCGTTCGTCTTGTGCAGGTGCACCTCGTCGACGATCCCGCCGTGCAAATCCCGGCCATGCTGCGCGTCACCAACATTGGCGACCGGCTCGAACACCGACTCTGAGGCCTTGTGCACGATCTTCGACTGGAACGGCTCGAAGTGCTTCCCCAACGCCGGCGACCCGCGCACGATCTGCTTCATCGGATCGAACGCGAACTTCGCCTGATCCTTACTCGTCGCCGCGCACACCACCTGCGCACCCGGCTCACCATCCGCGCCCGTCAGGTAGATGCCCGTCCCGGACGCGGTCGTCGTCTTGCCGTTCTTACGCGGCAGCTCCACCCACGCGGTCGTGATGATCCGCGCCAGCTCGCCCGAATCCTTCGACGGCGCAACCCAACCGAACACCGGCGCCAAGTAGTAGGCGACCTGCCAGCAATCCGGATCGAACGACTGGCCGGCGAACCGGCCCTTCGTGTGCCGCAACCTGCGGAACGCCGCGACGACGTGATCGACCCGCTCCGGATCGAACAGCGCGCCACGAACCACGCGAGGCTCCGGGGTCTTGATCAGCGGCGGACACGTCGGCGGCCGATAGCCACGCGACTCCAGGAACCAAGCGACCTCGGGGCTGAGTTTCAGCTGGTCAAGGTCAGCGTTCGCCCACGCTGCGCTACGCCGAGGACGAGTGGCCGGTGCCCGCGAACGGGTCGTCTTCCGCGCCGCCACCATTACCACTCATCGGCTTGCCGACGTTCTGCTCAGACGACGGGGTCAGGCCGAACTCACGACACGACGCGCGAAGCTGCTGACCAGCAGCTTCCGCCGCAGACAGCGCCGGATTCTTGTACCTGCGCCCGTTGTCCGGGTTCGTCAGCACGACCCCCTCCGCGCGCACCTCAGCCACCGCCTCGACGTAGGTCGCCCACGTCTCGCAATGCTCCACCAGCGCCGCGAAGTCCTCCGGCTTCAGCAGGTCCAGCTCATCCAGCCCAGGAACGATGCGATCCCACTCCGCGCGGGCCTCCGCGCTCAATATCTCCGGAGCGTCCGGGGCGCCGCGCTTGAACTTCGGCACCTCATTGACCGGCCGGCCACCGCTATCCCTACCAGCGGATTTGCCCTTGACCAGCTTCAACGCCGCCGGAGCGGCCGCCGGCCCCCTGCGACCCACGGTTATGCACCCGCCATGCAAAGCAGATGCATAATCCGGAAAGAATGCGGAAAACCTGAGCGCGTAAAAATTCGGCTACCGGGGCGGGGTTTCTGTTTGTGCTGGTCAGAGGCTTGAACCCCCCTACCCATGTTGGCCTTCGGGTATGTAGAGCAATTCGGTGAATAATATGCATGCATTTGGGATTTGTGTTTATGCATTGTTGAATTCACCTCGCTCTGGTTTTGCCTCGCATTGCGTCGGCGTTGGTCTTTGTCTGGTGATGGTCGTGGCAGAGGCTTTGCAGGTTTGTCGAGTCGAATTCGTCGCCGCCTTCGGCCAGGGGCGCGATGTGGTCGACTTCGTCGGCAAGGCGCCGGCAGCCGGGGTGCTCGCAGGTGGGTGTGGTGCGGAGCTTGTGGGCGCGGAGCCGGCGCCAGCGGGTGCCGGCCTTGCGGCGTGCCGCGCCTTCGAATGCTGGTCTGCAGGCGCATGGCTGGCGTGGTTGGGCTAGGGCTCCGCAGCGTGCGCAGATGCGGGGTGGTGCGCTGGGCATGTCGGTCACCTGCCCGGGTATGACGAAGCCCCGGTCAGCGTTTGCTGCCGGGGCTGTTTTTCGAGGTCGGGGCGTGTTTCTCCCCACTGGAATCCGATAGTAGCAGGTCAGCGCGTCAGAAATCACAATCGTGTGATTTTCCTGCGGGTGAGGTTGTTGTC